GTACAACACAGTATTAAAGTGGTCTTGTGGGCTGTTGTTTACAGCAGGGTTAAACGCCGCCGCTGGATCAGGGAGGTTAGCTGAACACAGGGCTAGGTAGCCTGCTGGTGGTGCGTAGTAGAAATCACCAATGCCGTTGGCGTCTGTGTTGCCTTGTGCTGTAACTTGGCCTGCAAAGCTAGAGTCTTGACCAAAGTTAGCCGTGACTGTTCTGTGAAGAGAGCTAGTGCTACTGCGAACCTGAACCTGACCTATCCTGTCTATGCTACCAAAAGTTGTTGCCGGATTTGCACCAGTAGCTGGGTTTGGTGTTCCACCCCCGCTGATTGTGTACCAAGTACCGTTTTTACCAAACCACCCTTTACCGTTATCTTGGTCAACAGCAAACATAAAAATATCGCCATTAGAAAAAGAAGAAGGCGAAAGAGTTGTTGTACCAGTATTTGTAACAATTACTGCGGATGGAGTATAAAACTCTCCAAGGTAGTAACCAGCAATATTAAATTGCTCATACCCCACGCCACCGTTTCCGTGGTTTTCGTCTAGCCTCATCTCGTAGTACCACTTACCAGTATCCCCGTTGTTAAAAACAGTGGCTTCGGTATCGTCAAAGTAGCTATTGGATGTTGAAGTAATCGTTAAATTACCTTGTGTTTGCGCTCCAGAGCCGAAGTTTGCTCCATTTCTTCTAGGTCCAATAGGATTCAACGTAGCAAAGTTATTCGTCGGGCTGTCTAGCATCCAATCAGTAGCGACTACGTTTGTGTCAGTCCAGTTGTTTCCTTCACCAGAAGCATCAATAGGATCAGTAGCCCTAGTAGCAAAGTCTAGGTAGTAACCATTAGTGCCGTAGCTACCTGTGTACTTCTTAGGAATCCATGTGTCTGCCTTGGTTTCGCCAAAACTAGAAGCACCTAATGCAGAGCCGTCTATAAAGTTAATTTCTGCAAGATAACCGCTGTAGTATTGATGATATCCAGATTGAGCGAATCTTCCAATTTCCGTAGCAAGGGCTTGATTTAAAGTGCCTTCACTGTCTTGGGCTGGATAAGTTGATGCCGAAAAAGCTGTTTGTTGTGTGCCATTAACATAAATTTTTACTCTGTCGGAGCTAGTAGACTGAGTAGTGTCAACTGCAACTACAATGTGGTACCAAGCAGAAGGATCTCTAAATAAAGCACTTGTTGTTACGTCTATTGACGCAAAGCCACCACCTGACGAGCTAACATTAAAGCCATCACCAGAAGTAAAATTCAAAGTGGTTTGGCTTGTACCTACATTAACAGCTCCAAACAAGGTTTGTGCTGAGCCTAGCTTGCCGCGCTTAACCCAAGCACTCCATGTCCAAGTCTTACGATTGCTAGCAGAAGACGGAGTTCTTGAGTAATGAGCATTAGCATCTAAACGCGCAGAGTTACCTATTTCATGCGGATAAAAGCCCGATGAGTACATCCACTGCTGTGAACCAAATGGCCCTGACATAGCTTATCCTCAGCTAAACGCGAGTTGTGGAGCGCCAAGCAAGATGCGGCCTGATGCGGCAACAACGTAAGGCACAATGTCTGTAGTGCTTGCAGCAGAAGACAGGGTAAGCCCTGCTCCGCTGGCTGTCTCGTAGTCAGTACCAAGAGACACCGTTCGTCCACCAGTACCGTCTTGGATAAACACGATAAACCCAGACTGGCCTAAAATCTCCGTGCTTGGGTTAGCCAAGGTCACATTGCCTGTTAGCGTCAGTACAAAGTTTTGGTCAGCACTAAAGTCAAGCGTTACTGATCCAGTGTTGCTGGTATCCGTTTCCGTACTGGCAACTGCCGTAGTAAACACACCTGTTGACGCAGTAGAAGCTCCAATGGTAGTGCCGTTAATTGTACCGCCTGTGATTTGTACACTAGACTCGTCAATTCCATCTGGCAAATAACTTGATAGATTAGCCATTAGTTAGCTCCCTTAAATAGCCGCAATAATAAAAGCAAGTAGCTCTGAGTAACGTATACCCATGCGGTCACGCTCTTCGCCAGTTTCTTCGTCTGTCCAAGTAGTGTGGATAAACATTCCATAGCGCCCAGCGTCTAAGCCTTCAGCTTCAAATGCGGCTTTTAAGTCTTGCGCGATAATTCCAAAGTGAATACGAGCTGTTTCGTCGCTTCGTGTATTGTCATCTTTTGCCTGCACCATGTCTTTCCATCGGTACTTACGCAGAAGTGATTTAGCGGCTACAGCTACGCGAGTTTCCACTTCTGTTAGCTCTTCAATGTCCTGCTTTTCTCGCTCATCTGAAGTGTTGATACTGCCCGTACCAGCGTAAACCGTGTTAAATCTGTTCCCTGATGTCCCAAGGTCAATGGCGTTGTCCCTTACCACTCCATTTTCTTTACAGGGCATGACAGTGTTCACGCCATCAACAAAACGCAAGCCAGCATCACCTTGATTAATATATATGCTGTCGGCGTCTTTATCTCCAATAGCTCCGACAGTAGTGCTATCTTTTATGAAAACAATGTGATCGCCGCTGGTAGATTTCCTAACGAGAACAAGCGGCCTGTTTTCATGGGCTACAAAGGACGCATCGCCTGTATTATTAAGGCGACAACCAACGGTGGTATTGTCTACTACCGCTTTTCCAACTACCACGCTACCGCCTGCGGGGTTAAGGGCTATAGTTTGAGCGCCTGCTGAAAGATTTCGTGATTGAATAAAACCAATGGCGGTTGCGCCACTGTTGTCCATACCAAACTCAAATTGATTGTTTGCGTTGCCGCCTTGTATTGAAAACTGTGGTGCCTGCGAACCAAGCGCCCCGTCAGCATCTGCTGTTGCCCCAGCGACCTGTAGCTTATAAAGGGGATCGTCTACACCAATGCCTACGTCACCAGCGCCGTCAAGAGTCAGCCTATTTGCGCTATCTGTAAAATCATATAAATGAAATTTATCAGCGGAAGAATCAACATACCAAGCATAAGAGCCTTGATTATTTGTTGCTTTGAAGCCAGCGACATTTGTTGTGCTTTCTACTTCTACTCTTGAAGTACCTGTTGTGTAAACGTGTAGCTGCTCTTGAGGGCTTGTAGTGCCAATACCTACGTCACCATCTGCCTCAATCGTAACTGCGGTAGACGTAGCATTATCATCAATGCCCAGACTAGGAGAAGTTCCTGTTTGTGGGTACAACTGCCACGTTGAGCCGTCATAAACCATAGTGACAGAGATACCGCTTACGTCCATTACTAGGTCAGCGGCTACACCTTCAATGGTAGAACTATTACGCCCTACAGTTAAGTTTGTAGTAGCCCAAGCGTTGCCGTCTGCAATAATGACTTGATCGCCCGTAGATGGACTTGCAGGCAACGTAATCGTAAACGTGCCTCCAGCAGTGTTTGCAATAACACCCTCACCCGCAGACATAGTGTAGTTAGCAGTCTTAGTTACATAAGTAATACCACCGCCACCAGACACATCACCAAAAGACAATGTACCGCTTCCGTTGGTAATAATAGCTTGACCGTTTGATCCGTCACTAGTGGGGTATGTAAGGGAATTTGCTACCAAAGCACTAAACGTACCTGCGGCTGGGGTAGAACCACCAATAACGGTGTTGTTTACTGTACCGCCAGAGATCGTCAAGTCGTTAGCAACATAGGCGTCAGCTACAGCAGTACCTTGCCAAACACCAGTGCCAATAGTACCTACCGCAGTTATTTGAGTTTGTGACGCATCGACATTTAAAGTGTTTGTACTAAGGGTAATACCTGTACCAGCAACTAGAGCAGTCTTAGATACGTCAATAGCCGCATCTGATTTAACATCTGCGTTGATAATAACACCAGAACTAATAGCCGCTACACCAGTATCAGCAATAGTAATGTCACCAGATACTGCGTTGTCAATCCATTTGGATGTGCTTGTGTCATAAAATAACAAAGAGGCGTCTGCGGGACTTGTAATATTTGTATCTGTAAGTTCTGCAAGCGTATCAGAAGAAGCTACTTGAGAATCTACATACGCTTTAACTGATTGTTGGCTAGGAATAGATGTAGCAGAATCACTAGCCATATTGTCTTCATCAACAAAAGCTGTAACACCGTCGAGAACATTCAGTTCTGTAGCAGTAGAAGTGACACCATCTAGGATATTCAGTTCAGCCGTGGTGCTTGTTACGCCGTCCAAGATGTTAAGTTCTGCTGTACTAGAGGTTACCCCGTCTAGGATATTTAGCTCTGCCGTAGTAGAGGTAACCCCATCCAAGATGTTAAGTTCTGCTGTTGTAGACGTTACGCCATCCAAGATATTTAACTCGGCGGCTGTGCTGGTTACTCCGTCAAGGATATTTAACTCAGCAGTGGTAGATGTTACTCCATCCAGAATATTCAATTCCGCAGTCGTAGAAGTAACACCATCAAGAATATTTAGTTCTGCAGCGGTTGAAGTCACGCCATCCAAAATGTTTAACTCAGCAGCCGTAGACGTTACGCCGTCCAATATGTTTAATTCTGCTGCTGTTGAGGTTACTGCAGTTCCTGCAATCGAAAGACTACTAGGGTTTGATCCTACTTCAATAATAGCGCCACTTGCGTTTTCTGTGTACAGACGCTTGTTAGTCAGATCAATCGCTGGTTCGCCTTGGACTAAATCACTAGTTGCGGGCGCACCTGATCCGTTTTTAAGTTTAATAGTGGTAGCCATGAACTACTCCAAGAAAAACAAGAGAAAAGAAAAAGGGGCCGTTGCCGACCCCAGTAGAACGATTACTCGTCAGCGACAGACAGGATAAAGCCTGCTTCGGGACGGTAAGTTTGGATGCCGTACAGAGTATCTGCAGTGTACAGAGTAGAGAGGTACTCTTGCTTGTACTGAGTCTGCGAACGTACAGCCATTTGCTCTGCCATTACGAGAGCGTCTTTGTGGAAGAACAAGCAACCACGGGTATCAAGAGATGAAGCCCCGTTCTCGCCACCTGTCTCAATTACGGGACAGTTGCTAGAAACGTATACGTCAACACCGTACAAGTTACCGATGAGTCCTGACTCAACACCACGACCACCAACAAAGTCGGAAGAAACGTAGCGATCAATTCCCATGATTGACTTACGTGACGCAGGAGGAATAACGAGAACTCGTCCATCCATAGGTACGTCAGCATCGTCCATCAGCTTGATAGCTTCGCGGAATCCGAGGTCAGTGAAGTTGTCACCTGTAGCTACAGTATCAACAGCGTATGCAGACAAGCCAGTAGCGGCATTGAAGTAGTAGCTGTTGGTGTTTACCCAGTTTGCGCCAGTAGCAGCGGGAGACTGAGTGCGGGTTCCGTTACCGAAACCAGTAGCAGCGTTGATAAGGTCAGTGTCAACCTTCAGAGCCAGTTGGTAACCAGCATCTTCAGTGTAGAACTGTCGCAGAGAGGACAGAGCCTGTACTTCTACGATGTCTTCGATCAGACGCGAGTACTCAAAGTGACGATCTACAGTGATCTGCAGTTCAGTCTCAAGGTTGGCCTGAATCGTAACTGCAGTAGCTTCTGCCTTAGCAGATGCAGAGCCACGAATAGGCTTAGGTACGTGAATAACGTCACCCTTCTTACCAGACATCGTAAGACGCTTGACAAGGGGAGCCATTTTCAGGTTCTTTTGATACGCGGCGATAATCTCATCCGACCAAATTTCGGGGATGAAAGTACCTGCCGCTGTCTTATCTACTACAGCATTAGCTGTAAAATAAGTTCCAGAGGTTTCATTAGCCATGATAATTCTCCTTTAGGCTATTTGACCCTCTTCTCTGCATAAGCTGCCATAATTTCAGGCTGTAGTGCCATGTAGCGATCGGGGTCTGTTTTCATAAGATTTATAAGGTCAGCACGACGATACGTTTTCTTACGAGATACCTCTGCTGCTCCGCGAGCGTTGCCTGTGCTTGCTGACTTAACTGAACTTTTACGGGCTTGCCTTTCAGCTTGCGCTGTTTGTTGAACTGCTTGGTTACGCTCTTTCCAGAGATTAAACAGTTCGTGGGCAGCATCGTAATCGTACATCTGGTCAGCCTGAACAAACAACTGTGTTCGGACTTTTGATCCTTTGATCCACTCAGCAAACTTAGGATCTTGAAGCACTGCTTCCATATCCGGGTGTTGCTGCTGAAGTTGTGCCAGCGTTGCCTGCTTTTTGTACTGCTCAGTGTACGCTTGCGCTTCTCTAATCTTTGGATGGTTGTCTATAGCCCTGTTTACAGCAGAAGTTGGATCTACAAAGAAATCAACGTCTTCATCTTGTTCTTGCTGTTGTTGAGGTGCTTGCTGTGAGAGTTGTGCTGTTTGAATATAATCGTCTACAACCTTGCGTAGCTCACCAACTTCCGTACTCTGCTTGCCTGAAAACTTCTCAAGCTCTTGGTGCATCTGTACAAGTTCCTCTACAGATTTACCGTGGTACTTTTCTGGAAGTGCTGATTCAGGTTCTTGCTCTTGAGGCGGCTCCTCTTCAATAGGAGTCTCAATAGTATCCTGAGTGTCTAGCTCGTCGGTTTCTGCGATATCTTCTGGGCGCTCATCAATTAGTGTCGCTCGTGACATTATAAACTTACCCCGCCTTTATAGGTTATGGAGAAATAACATGGGAGTTGCCCCTTTAGGATTCCCGAGTGGTTTTCCCAGCGTTCTCGTGTTCACGTACCCACTTCATGTGCCTGCCGGGGAAATCCCCTGAAGCACCGTCAAGGATATGCTGAGTTGCTGAGACTATCTTTGTAGCGTTGGCTCCACAACCGCACCTAATGGTTGTTACGTTGCCTTCTACAAATTCTTCAAATATATGTCCGTTAGTACAACGAAAGTCGAATACTTTAATCATCTTCTTCAGAAGCCTTGTTTGCTTCCTCGTAGTTAGTACTGACTATGTTTTCCATGTTCAGTAAGTGGGCTAATACGTTTAGTTGTCCCTTACGAAAATACATATCGTTAGCATCTTTAGCCGCTTCAATACTATTAATCTGTACCGCGTTGTTATTGAAGTCCTGCATAAGCTGTTTCCAACCGCCTGTCAGAAAAAGACTAAAGTAATTGTCGTAGTACTCTTGAGTTTCTTGATCCACTTGAGGCCCCTTGGGTTGTCTCTGTTAATAAAATGTACCTTAGTACACTATATATTATATCATACTTTTTTGCGTTTGTCAAGTACTATTTTCGTTTTTTGGCAGTTTTTGCTGCTTTTTTAAAGGCAGAGGCCTTGGGAGCGCCCTTAGACCCCGGTTTACGCATTGTTTCGCCTGATCCAGCGGCAATACGCTTACGTTTAGCATTAATGTTACTATATAGACCTCGTTTAGCCATATTAGTATCCTTTAGCTTTTTTTACCTTTTTACCTGTTCGCTTTGCAGACGCCTTAGCCTTTGCTTTGCCTTTAGCTGTATAAGGGAACTTTTTCTTTCCGACCATTGGCATAACTATCTCCTTACCAGTTTTTGCAAGACCAGTATCTTGCGGTGAGTTTACTAGGTTTGTTAGTGTCGCACTTGTGTCTAGCTCTAAACGACTTACGTCTAGCTGGTTGATCTTTCTTAATCTTCATCTTGGCATCACCAAACCGAATAGTCTTAGTTTTGTCGCCTTCTTTGGCAACTACAACAAACTTCTTAGTCGGGTGACTAGGCGTTCGCTTCGGCTTGTTGTACCCGCTTACTCCTGCTCGCTTTAGCTTTGGGTCTTTCTCCTTTGGCATCAGATGACTCCTTCTGTTGCAGGCCCGACATTTGGCCCTCTAGGGCCGCGAGCTTGCTCTCCAGCAGGTCCAATTTGTCGAATTGGCTCTTGAACACGCTGTTGATCTGCTCTAGGAGTTGGTTCATTTCGGTTTGTGTCATTAGCATTTTTACGTTTTCCTTCTATTTCACTTTCTTTTAAAAGGGCGTTTGCAACCTTGAGTCTACGCTCAAATTCTTTATCGTCTTCGTCTCCTGCTTGGAGGTTACGGGTAATAGCGTTAATCTTATCGACTTGTAGTTCTTCAGGAGCAAGTTGTGTTTCAACCGCGTACTTACCTGCTCTTGCTTGCGACTCAGCAGCTTGTGCGTTAAGCGCGGCTGTCTGACTCTGCTGGAAGGCCATTTGAGCCTGCTGTGCCTGCTGTGCCATCTGCTGTTGTTGCGGATCAGGCTGATTTGCTTGCTGCATAGCACCGATAAGCTCTTCACGGTTAGACAAGTTCATGTTGTCAATAATGCTTTGGATCAACACAGGATACAGGGGGCTATCCTGCTTCATGGTCTGCAGAAGCTGAACAAGCTGAGTAACCTCGTATTCCCTAGCAATAATACCCAGAGTAGACGTAGCGTTAAACTTGTAGTCAGCTACGGGATAAGACTCAGGATCAAACTGCATGTACCTGTGAGCCGCCTTGGTTACAAACGGAAGCAGGAACGACTGCTGGAAGTTTATAAGAGTGCGCTTATGGCGTTTGATAATAGCACCAAGAGACATACTGATCCCAGCAGCAGTAGCCTCGCCATTGACCTGTCCAGCGATCCCTGCGGAGTCCACAGCGCCTGTCGCTTGTTGCACCATCTGTTGAAGCGCCTGCGCTTGAGCGAAAGTAATCTGGCCCACTTGCCCAAAGTTGAACGGTTGAAGTACTTCACGCGGATCTCCGTTAGTAAGAATCATTTTACCCGGACGAACTTCAGGTTTAGCTCCTCTAGGAAGCCGTGTAGCGTCGATAGCGAGCATTGGGTGGATTGTTAGTGCTAGTGCATCAATACGTGCGCGTAGCTCCGTGTCGAGGGCTTTCTGGCTGTTGTACCCTTTCTCGCAGACTCCACGGCCCCAGAAACGACCCGGAACAACGTCCCAAGGAAAAGCTACTACAGGGCGGTCTTCCATCATGTAGGGATTAGCTTCAGCCTTGAGCAGTGTGCCGCCGTTGGCGATAACCACGATAGCCTCAACGTACATGGAGTCAGACTCAACTTCTACGCCTTCGGCCTCAAGGAGTTCACGAGGCACAAGTCCGTAGTACTTAGTCAGCCTAACTTTGTCATCGCCGTAGATCGTAAGGTCTTGGTCTGGCTCTAGGTCTGTGTCAGGAGCCGCTGATTCAATGTACGCTTCGTTGTAAACTCCCTGTTCCTGCAGGAGTTCTACGGAGTGCTTTGACACAAACTCGTCAATAGCCACACCCATAGCGTCTTCTACAGACGTAGCTACAGGGTCAATCAGGAAGTTCTGGGGTAGTACAGGACGCAGTTTGACTACGATCCTGTCAGTAATGTTGACACCTACAGCAGTTAGCTCACCGCCCATAACAGGCTGGGTAGCTGGAGCCATCTCCTTGATCTCCTCAAGGACAATCTCTCCTACACCCGTACCAAAGACAGCAGAGTTAATCAAGCACTCAGCGACAGCCTTACGTACCTTGGTGTTATCAAAGTCTTCGGTTAGCTTCTTGCGGAGATACTGAATGTCTTGGTTGTCTTGGTCATTAACATCGTCACTTATGTCAAACCACTTTCCACGACCAAATGTAGCTTCCTCTAGTTCTGCTACGTTAGACTCTACAGCCTGCTGAAGCGCAGGAGAGATAATGCGAGAACGCTCTGATGCTCTTTCCGAGTCAGCAGGGTCCCATTGACCTCTCCATAGCCTATAGTATTCCTCGAACTTTGCTTCGTAGTTCGACTCATAATGATCTCTCCAGTTTTCACACTTAGTTATAACCCACTCTTCAATAGATTCCTCCATCATCAGCGGGTCGGGACTTAAGATTTCTGCGTCTGCCATAGTACTTTCCTTAAATTAAAGCTATGCTGTAGCCCATAGTAAAAATTACTACGGCAGATATAGCGTAAATTCCGTATGTATTTAATTTTCTAAAAACACGC